CGCAGTAAAATCCTTTAAATAAACTCCATTAATTACTGGCATATCTTTTTAAATTACAAATACATATTCATCGTTGCCGTTATCCACATACACACCTGCATTCTGCGCCCATACATAGTAGTTAATCTCGGCATCTACTATTGCGCCATATCCTGTGATAACTCCTGTAAATTTAACAAAATCTTCGCTAGTTCCGCTAATCTCTAAACTTTCTAAAAATCCCTCACCTGCATCTCCCTCATTCGTATCGGTATTAATCATTGACCAATCCATCATCGTTCTTGACCTTCCTAATGCTTTTAAATCATTCCATCCTATGATTGCCTGATCTACGGCATAAACCGCCTCAAAGTTTACAGAATAGGAATGTAACTGACCTAACTGCTTCTGCCCCATTTCCTGAGTGCTTTTGCAAGTCTTAATAAAACTGATTAATTCGCTCAAAGAATTGCTCAATAAGCAACCAACTGGCAAATCATTAATGTAAAGCATTAAGTTAGTCATAGCCTGTTATGTTTCCACTAAATTTAATAAAATCCTGAACCTGTCCAACTATCTCTAAATTTTCTATAAATCCCTGTCCTTGTTCGCCCTCTATTCCATCGCCTGTAATTTCCCAATCAATCTTAACTCTTTCAAGCGATTTTAAGCCTGTCCAAGACATTATACTGTTATCGGTAGTCATAACACCATCAAATGGTATTGAGTAGGTGTAAAGCCTTCCTAATTGAGATTGCGCGCCCGATTGAGTAGTCTTGCAAGTTCCTATAAAACTAATCTGCTCTGACCTACTAAATGAACTTAAACAACCTACTGGCATATCGTTTATATATAACATCATGGCGTTCCTTTTACTGTTACTCTAGTTGTCGCTCCGTAATCTGGTATTTTAAGATAATCCAAAGCAATCTCTGCATTTACAACCCTGCCTAAAACTGCCTTGCAGATATTTTGTTGCAAATCATAGTTTAGCGATAAATTCATAAAGTATCCATCAATTGAGTTAATCGACCATCTGGTGACGGGATTAAAGTACCCAAAGATAGAGCCTTCAAATCTAACAAATGGTCCTGCAAATAATCTCTGTTTTTCTTCAACTGCTATTCTTAGAAATTGTTTATTTGCCTCATAAGGCTCAGCTAATATGCTCTCAGATAATCCACGCCTTACCCATCCTTCTGTTAACGTAGTTTGATCATCCTGATAAATAGCACCTACGTACATTTTATTAGGACTGTCTCCATTAAATACATTGATAGTCTCTGGCACAAAAGTAAATTTGCCTGTTTGCGTAGCCGTATGTATCTCTCCAACATCATCACCAAAATCTAAAAATACGTATGCTGAAATCCTAGTATAAACAATGTTATGAGTAGTCCAAGGTGCTAATATTCTAAATGTAATATTTCCGCTAATAGGCACAGGATTAGATATAATTGTTTCTGTACCTCCAACTCCTATTTGACTATTAAGCTGATAATAATTTATGCCAGGCTGTACTGGTGTTATTGCCCAGCTTCCATCTGCCTGTAAATAATGAGTGTTTAATCCATCGTATAAACTAATGACAAAATTCATATCCGTTCCATACAAAGGATTAGGATTTTCATATTCAATAATAAACTTTACTCTTTCTTGATTTGTTATGTTAAATGTTACAGGAATTAAGTTATTGTTTTGATAATAGTTAGTCAATACCGGATAATTGCCTTCAGTAGTATAAAATATTACGCCACCAGTTGGATATAAACCTGCATACATTGTGCCTGTTTTAGTATAGCCGGGAATTATTACGGTATCACAGGGACCAATAGGATCACCTACGCAACTTCCTGCACCTGCTAAATTAGGATTAGCTAACATTTCATCCGTATTTTCAATCTTGCCATACAGATAAGACATAGACGCATTTTTATATGGTCTATCAATCATTTTCATTTGGTCTGTATTGATATGGAAGTAAGGCGCTAAAACAATGCCCTCACTCTCACCTCCTAAAGTAGCATCTAAGTCAGTAGTTATAGTTGGCTGATCATAAATCCGGTATCCATCTAAATATCTACGGAATACTAAATCACCACTTAAAGCTAGTTCAGTTGGTCTATAAATATACCATTCGCCGTCACTTTGCACAATTACCGCAGTCCATTCCTCTAGTATTGACCTTAGCACATCCTCACAATTCATTGGCGTAAACTGATCATCCTTTAAATACCGCTCAGCATTTACATAAGCCATATCAAAAGGATCATAAGAATCGCCCTGAGTCATGCTTGTTTCATAAATATTAACGCAAGTATTAAGAACTAAACTAGGTGCATCTAAACGCACTAAACAGGCTTGTATAACCTCTATAAATGTTTGCTTACCTAAATAGAAATTTCCATCATTCTGGACATAGGATAAGTTTTTAAGCAACCCTATTCCATCTACTGCATTTACAGAAATAGCATAAGGTGCAAAAGTAAATGATTCCTGACATCCATCTGGAATGATAAAGCCTTGCCAGATTAAATCATCAAAGTTTCCAGGACTTGCATAACAAACACCATTTGCATTTGCATAGGCTTGACCTTCAGCAGTAAAACCTGTATCAGCATCTGCCAAAGCCTGAGCCGCTGCCTGACTGGTAACGCTTGTATAGTTTTTAGTAAATACCTCTAAAGAACCCTCGCCAGATGCGCATGATGTTTCAAAGACAGCAGAACGGATAGCAGTATATTCTGTAGAGGAATGAGTGCTTTGCAAAAAAACATTTATATCAGTTGTAGGTATAATAGTTGTATCTATTGAAAAAGGGAATACGACAGACCTTTCAGTTGGTATTCCTGTAATTTGCAAATTAACGCCATTATTACCAGATGATGATGTATAACTAAATGACTTAATTAAAACAGTATCACCATTATTAATATTAAATGATCCTGAGGATGTACTAAATTGATTTACAATCTGTACACCATTTACCAATATTTCTAAATTTGTATCAACACCAGATAAGTCCTCCTCTAATTCCCAATTTACTATAAAAGTGATAGGAGTAACTTTACGATATATCTGTACCATAAACTCCCTTTCATTCTCAGTATATAAATCCTCTAGTTGAAAGTCCTCAGTAGCTATTAGGTTTAAGGTACACTCAGAACCAATGATAGGCTCTAGCTTATTACTTGAAGTATTTTGATAGTTAATCTGAATTGGATTCTCCTGAGCCTGTATTTCCTCTATAGCACCTGCATAATCTAACTGAGAAATACTACATAGATATTCATCTGGTATGGCATTAACAATCCTTGTATCTCTGTCTGAATAAAACGTAAAATAATATCTTTGATTATAACTCATGGCCCGAATCTCTGTAATTTAGCACCTGCTCTGTTTAATACACCGATTAAGTTAGTACCTGAAATCTCAAATATAACACGACCACCGCCAAAGTCCTGACCCGATCCTGCTGCACTTGTGCTGATAGTTGATGATGCCTGTGGTATAGGTGCTTGTTGTTTCTTTTTAAATAAGGATGCTATTCCTGCTATTGCAGCAACTCCGGCTAAGATAGGTAACAATGCGCCTCCGGTTGCAACTGTTCCAGATGCTAATGCTGTCGTTGTAGTAGCTGCCGTTGTGGTTGCAGCAACTGGTGCAACTTTTTTACCTATTTTAAACAATGTTGCTATACCTGATATTAATGGAGTTGCACCTTTTATATCTTCTTTGCTTCCGCTACTTAATAAACTAACTACTCCTTTAGTTGCCTCACTTGATAATACAGATAAAAAAGTATTTTTGATTGCTTTACCTAATTCCGAAAAAGAAAAATTACCGTTCATTAATATATCATCAAAAAATGTCTTAAATGATGATCTTAACTGTGGCAATAAATCAAATTTAATATTATCCTGTAATATCTCGAATGGAGTATAAAGTTTCTCACCTAAATTATCAGGTATAAATGTTTTAGTATCTAAAAGTTTATTTATATCAATTAAAGGCTTATCAGTTAAACTAGCAAAAGTCTTTTTGGTATCTTTAGGGAATGATTTTTTAAATACTTCTAATCCCTGACCTGCTAATCTAAATTCAATATCTAAACCCTGTAAATAGTTATCTAATTTAGCCGCCTTTAATTCTTTTATTAAATCTTTTAAACTATTACCCTTACCTTGTTTATCATCAAATAAATTGCCTGTTTTAGCTTCCTCAGTTCTAAGATTGTTTAATATTTGAGTATAGGTATCTATTTCTGATCCTGCTTCTTTAAAGGCTTTTCTTTGATTGTTTATTCCATCTTGTAAAACAACAAAGTTTTTTATTCCTGCTGCACCTAA